TAAAGCACCAAGACATGGTCCGTTCATAACTAAAGCATGTTTCAGGTCCTCAATGGTGTTTATCATACCGTAACTGTTGATTTTTATTAAACCATCATTTGACATAACACCTTCTTTCCTTAAGAAACTAAAAGCGTCTTTAAAAGTCATTCCTTCGCCAGCTGTCTTCTTGCTTCTGTATATATCCATTAGTGCTATACAGTTGTCATCCTTTGAACCATCTGATAAATTTTGTCTCCAATTTAGATATGCCGATATTGAACATGGTACACAAATTGACAATTTGCCTTGATTTAATACCGTTGGAAGATAATTTGTGTATGAAAACTCATCTGGTAATTTTATTTCAGACGGAGCGCTAAATACTATTTCGCTACCATCTATTTCTGACGGTATGAATCCTAATTGTGATAAATTTTCTATTTTCATTCGATAATTCGTTTTTCAATTATAAACGGCTCTTCCTTATTGGTAACCACATACATTATCTGTATGTCTGTGTCTATATCAACAATATGCAAATATTTGTAAATGTTTTCATTTGTTTCGAAATCAGTGAAAACACGCATTGTCCAATCTTGTAACAATGGAAGTGTGTCATGAGCAATAATTGAATCTAATTCAGATAGTCCTATTGTGTCAATATAAGACATTTTCATCAGACTTCCATATATTGTTGAATCTTGTTGGTTGGTTATTGTTGTCGGTTGCTGGTTGCTTAAAATAAAATCACAACACGGTAACATAAAAATCATCATTAATATGATTATAATTTTGTTTGCAAATTTAATCATGGCTTTACTTGTTTTTTCTATCTATAAATAGTTTTGCTTTTATCATTGTTTTAGTGGTAAATCATCTAAGTTTGTAAAAACTTGATAATTTTTGTAATGTGTGTTTTGTTCTTCTGTAATATATGATTTATTAATGTCTGTAGTGAAATAAATTAAATTAATATTATTTTGTTTGGATAAAAGTTGTTTGTTTTTATCAAGTTCAACTATTCTTTTATATTCATTTTTACTCCATCCGTCACCTCTTCCTGCGAAATCCGTTGGTTGAAAATGTTGTATTCCTTGACATTCGATTGCTATATTAAAATCTGGTAAGTAAAAATCTATTGCCTGTTTATGAAAATCTTTATTATGTTTGTATTCTGAAATAAAATTAATATTCTTTTCTTTTAAAAAGTGTCGTACTTCTCTTTCTAGTTTACTTTCACTGCAACCAGGACAACCAATCCCTTTTCGTATATTGTGTGGAGACATTAAAAATTCACCATGCTCTGGACATATAACAATAGCTTTATCATGTGTTCTAACATATTCAAATTTCGAAAAATCATACCTTTCTTTAATCCACGATGGTAGTGAATTGATAAATTCTTCTGTATTATATTTATGATTCCCACTACATTTTGGGCAACCACATTTATGGTCAATATGTGTTGTTGGTATTTGCCAAAATTCACCGTGTTCTGGACATATTATACATATTTTTTCTTTCTGATTTATATAATTTATTTTTGAATAATCATATTTATCACCATGAATTTTTTTTGCTTTTTCAATAAATTCTTCATTTGTTAATTTATTTTTTATCGAAACAGAGATATATCTACATACTGGACATCCTCTACCTTGTACATGTCCATCTGGTGTTTGCCAAAATTCACCGTGTTCTGGACATATTATACAAACTTTATTTTTACACCCATGATATTCAACTTTAGAATAATCATATTTGTTACCATGAACTTTTCTAGCTTTTACAATAAATTCATTTACATTAGATTTAGACATAATATTTATATATTTATACATAAATAGTTTAAATCCTGAAAAAGTTTTTTTTGATGACTTTTAAAAAATAAAAAAAAGCCAGTGAAATCACTGGCTTTCTAAATTTTTGATTATTATTCATTTTCGAACTGAACACTTTCTGGGTAAACTACAAAGGTTAAACTTATATATTCTAACGCTGGTGTTGGTTTAATAAGAATACGAGCTGGTAAAATGTGCTGGTCTCTTGTTTCAGGGGTAACTTCTGTCATAATTCTGTAATCAGAAATACCTCTATTTGATTTAACATCAGCAAGAATCGGGTCAACCAAACCTCTGAATTGTTTTTCAAGAGTATCGTCATACTGTTCGAAAATCAAATGTTTAGCAGCTTCTGTAACAAGTTTCTTAACACGAATCATAAGTCTTCTGACATTAACTCTGTTAAGTGGGCTTTCTTTGGTGTAAAGGGTCTTGTTACCCCAAATCTTAACACCGTCTTTTGCAAATGTTTTGACAGGATTGATTCTTCCTTCATATAATTCATCTTCCTCAGCTAAAGTTGTCTTATGGAGAGCTTTGACACAATTGACATTACCACGGTCAACACCTGCTGGCGCAAACCACGGGAATGAATTGTTGTCTGTCATTGCCATGTTTCTCAAAACATCCTTTGTTGGCGAAAGGTCTAAATACCTCTTATTTGAAGCATCATAATATTTAATCCACGGATAATATGTTGTACCATATGAAGTATTGATTTCTGAATACTCTAACTCATCAACAAGCTCACGTGAATCAAGATATTTAGGTGAGTTAATAACATATAATGCATCACCACCACGACCATCGTCTGGGTCCTCAATCATATCAATAACATCTTCAGTAAGTAATCTGTTGTTGTACCAATCAATACCAGGTGTGGCAAATAAGTTGATATCAATGTCTTGTGGGTTAGAAAATACCCTATATCCAGCAAGATAAGCATAATAGTCGCTTGTTATTGCTGTTGACGGCAAATTAAGTTCACCATCGATTCCAGCCTCAACTGGTTTTATGATTTGAGATTCTTTGTTTGTAGGATAGTTTGAAGCTTTATATTCATCTGTGTTTGTTCTGCTCATTCTATTAATATCCCATCCATCAAAACCACCATAGAAGTAAGTTGTAAATTTACGTGTATCAATATCCTTATATAAAGTCGTGTTGATATAACTTGCATTGATTAATCTCGGAATTCCCGTTTCACTTCCAATACGATATGTTGACACGGTATCAAACGAATAACCAGACATTCCATTAACAAAAACATGTCCACTATAATCATCAATACTTAAAATTGAATCCATATGGAAACCATTTGTCAAATATAACGGGTCTGAATCATCAGTGCCATTATAGTAGAATTTACCTTTATATGACAAAATGTCTTCATCTAACACATCTTTGTTTAAACCAAAATATTGTTTTTTAGGTTTAACATAAGTATTAAACACAGTGTTGTATGTTACTTTTACTTTGTCATCTTCTTGTGAATTTGTATAAGTTGGCATTGGAAATCCTAAGAAACCAGCTGGTATATAGTTTTCGAGCCCTTCTTCGCTTGCCATTTCGACAGTGATGTATTTTGAACGTGATTCATAACCACCATCAGAACTACCAATCTTCATTGGGAGATAATTAGGACTTCCTGGAACTAAATTACATTTTGAGAATTTCTCCAAAACAACAATAGAATTGTCATTATCGTTAAAATCTCTAACTAAAACATCAAAAGTTCCATTTATTGGGTCGATTCTTGAGATAGAAACTTTAACTTGATAGTTTGCAGCATTACCATCTGAAATTGTTATAAATTTAAACAGTTTCTGCATACTTGCTGTTTTATCTTTATCATTTGCTGTCACATCAGATACAATCCATGGTGTTTGAGCTGGCCTATACATTTCAGTATAATCACTGTATGTTGGTAACTCTTGTGCTGATATCTTGTAAGATACATATACACCATATGTTGGTGTTTGTGTTTCAGCAGAAAACCAATTTTCAGTGGTGTTTTGTAACGCAGTAACTAAATCACTATCTGTATTTTCGTTTAATACGTCTATATTTTGTCCATACGGTACTGATGACCTTGAACATTCGTTGTATGTATATTTGTATTTATATCCAACAACTTCACCATCGTCTTCAATTGGAATTTTATCCACATTAGCCTTGTAATAATATTTCATTACTGGAATTGTACATGAACTCATACTAACAGCCGTAGTTATACCGCTAACATGGTTTCCTTCGTAAATAGCCTCAACATATATAGGGCAATTACCGTTGTCTGGAGTTTTACCTAATACATTGTAAATGTAATCTCCATCATATGGATTTAATGATACATTATATTTGTATTCATCATCGTAAATACTACCTGGGTGTGTTTTCACGACAATACAAAATTTGTATATGTCACTATTTTGCTCATTTGTTGTTGGTTTTTCGGCGCAGTTTGCTGTGTATGACATACCAGCATATTCAGTAATTTCTATTGTATCAACAACTTCTGTTGCTGAATCTGGACTGACCTCTGAGCATAAATCATGTTCTAAATCATATTGCAATTTACTACGTAAAATTACAACTGGTTTGTTGTTGGACTTGTCTTGTAAAACCCATGCTTTTCCGCAATTATAACCTGAAAGTCCAAGAACTCTTACAACGTTTAATTGTCTTGATTCTTCAAGATAGCTTTTTGCTATATATGGAAGCTCATATTTAGGAAGCCCAGTTCCTCTGAATTTTTCTGGTGATGTTCCACCGAAGTAGTCAACGAATTCTGACCAGTCTTTGATAGGTATATTTTCAAAAGCTGGCCCATACAATGTTTCTCCGACCAGGCCAAGATTGGTAATACCCAGACTTTTCACAGAGTATGTAACATCTTTTTCGTTCGCATAGATACCAGGTGAAACATGGCCACCTCTTGCATCACTTATCATGTTCTTATATCTTTTTGTACTTTATTATTTTCCTTATATAAATAGCTCTTTTTTTTGAAAAGTATTGTTTGTTGTGTTTCTATTTTGAAACCGTGTTATATGGGTCAAACCCCTCTATTATTATTTCAGAATCCATATCATTTCTGAATCTGACTATCTTTGAAAATTTTATCTTATCTCCATCATTGAATGAAATATTTTTCATAGTGTCAATTTCTTTGTCATTTACAAACAATTGATATGACCTGACGTTATCAAGTTTGATTGATTCGATATTTAAATTACAATCTATTTGAAATTCATATTTCAATTTTTCCTTATCAATATGTATTGTTAATTTATGTCTTTGATAAACATATGGAACATCGTTCTTACATGACATAGGTAGTTCTTCAATTTCGGCATATGTATTCTTTTTTGAGTCGAGGTCACTCATAATTAATTTATAATCACTTCTCTCGACAACTTTAAAACTGTCTTTTGGCATTATATATGCCATTACTGTAATATGGTATGTTTGTGAATAATATTGTCGATTATCTATACTGTATTCTGATTCATCTGAAATATCGGTTAGTTTCATTGGTATGAAATGTCCATTAGGTCTGATATAACAATCAATTGATTTGAATTTATCATTCATTATCAGGTTAAATTCGTTTAAAAGTTCATATTTATTTGTAAAAAGACTTACTGTGTATATCAAATCAACGGAAAACGGTTGTTTTACTCGATAATCAATGAAATACCTCCTGTTATTTCTGTCTCTTGCTTCAACTCTTTTCATTAAATATGTTCTATCACCAGGGATATTTCTTGTGTTTCCAACAATTGTGCCAGCCTTTGGGTTGTTTTCCCTTGTAAGACTTTTGAAATTTAAAATTATATTTCTCTTGTTGTCTACATTTTTCCATGTTTGCATATATTCCGAAAACCTTTGGTTTGAATACAAAACAAATGTCGGAAGTTTTTCCCCTTCGAACGAAATATCAAGGTCTTCGTTCACCCATCTTCTGAATTCCTTGTCAATATCGTCATATTCCAACGGTTTTGGTATGGGCGTTGAATCTTTGAGAACTTCCTTTGTTAGATTCATCCTTCTCTCATACCCGTATGCTTTGTCTTTAAGCGGTAATATGTTTTTGTATCTTCTGCTCATTTTAATTTATATTTTTAACCGTTAAATTCTCCAAGGTCAACTTGTGCTGCCGAAATTGTTCTTGCATACGGGCGTTTTCCATACATTGTGAATTTATTACTCATTGAAGCAACACGCCCATCATCTGTTACTGTAAAATACTCCCTATGTTCTGGCGTTATTTGAACCCCTATATAATCACCCCTGCAAATATCACATTCGAATTCCTCAAGCGTAGATATTAAAACTGAAAATTTTAATTTTCCTGTCTGTGCAAATATTGCCTTTTGGTTTTTGTTGTTGTATGCTTTTGTTTCCGCATCTTCAATTTCATATATAACAGGTAGTTCTATTGGTGGTAAAAACCTGATATTGTCTTTTTTTGCTTCGACATATACATCGTTAACATTCGTTTTTTCCAAGTCAACCCTATATAAAATTATTGTTTGGTTGGCGTCCTGTTCAAGATATTCCTTAGCGAACCCCAACTCTAAATCAAAATCCTCGTTTCCGAAAAATTTATTATTTCTTGTTATGGGAATTTTTTTTCTTTCTGTTCTGTTGTTGAATGTTAAAGCCATTGAATATTTTTTCTACGACGTTATTAACTATATCTGGATTATTGTTTAATTTATCTTGCATTTTAGGGTCCTCAAAAACGCTTTGTATTAATTTAGGATTTTTTAACGCAAAATTTAAAACTCCTTTATCCTTTATTA